GCCTAAACTAATAAGTTTATCTGCTAATTTTTCAAAAATAGGCAGTCCAGTAGCCCAAGCCTTCAATGAGCAACCTTTAGAAAACAGAAGCTCCCTAGAGATATTCTTAAATTTCTTATCTTTCAAGGATGTTTTTAAGCTCCAAGGTAGGGTCTGGAAAACACGATGTGGTATTCTTGTCATCCTTATTCCAGTTGCTGTGCGGAAAAACATATTAGATAGAAAATCGCCGTCCTCAATAGTTCCCCATTTAACGAATTTAACTATCTGGCCCAATCCAAAATTAACTAGATCATTCTCACGAGCCATATATTTTTCTATATTTATCTCCACAACACCCCTATATATACTTTCCAATGCAAACAACACATCATCTCCTTTAACTAGTAGAAAGTATTTATCTTTTGGTACGCCAGCCTTCTTCATAATAAACGTCCAGTATGAAATCATCAGCAGCGTATTCCCAAAAGTTGTCCACCCATCACCACTAGCACGGCCTTCAGTTGTGTACTTAACGGCTCCTTGTGCTACGTGCACATTCAATATCTCACTACCTTGAACAGCTGTAATTACTCTTTCAGCACTTAATTCAACGGGTAATGTAATGAGTCCAGAATTCAATATGGTTTTAATGAATGCAGTGAACGCCTTCTGTATAATTCTAATCTGAGTCATGTCAAACCCAGAGCCATCAGCAAATCCATAGATGGGGTTCTTCAATTTCATTTCTCCCTCATCAATAGTTTTACAAATCTCTTCCCAATTTTTCCTTCCACAATATTCTTTCATAAATTTATGTGCCACACCTTCAAGTGCATATATAACAGCATTTGCGGCTATTTTCTTTTCCGTAGAAGGACCACTAATCTGCCTCTCTTTATTCTTATTGACAGCGTGGTGAACCCACTCCCATATAACATCGGAGATTTGCAGTTCTTTCTTGGGGAATGAATCGTAGATATATTGTCGATTTCTGGTGAAGAGTTCATCGCCATTCAATT